GACGGTGATTGGGCCAAACGCTCAGATCAACCGTTTCATCGAGCAGGCAGAGCAACGCATTTACAACACAGTTCAGTTCCCGTCGTTGCGTAAAAACATGACGGGCACCCTGACATCGACCATACCCTATCTGTCTGCGCCTGACGACTATCTCTCTACGTACTCACTGGCGGTTATCGTCAACGGGTCGTACGAGTACCTTCTCAACAAAGACGTTAACTTCATCCGGCAGGCATACCCCAATCCGACCACGGACACGGGCGTGCCCAAGTACTATGCGCTATTTGGTCCTACTGTATCTGGCAGCACTATTACCAATGAGCTGTCTTTTATTGTCGGTCCTACACCCGACAGCAACTACCCAGTTGAACTGCACTTTTACTACTACCCCAAATCTATTGTGCAGTCCTCTATTAACGCGCTAGGCGTTATTGTTGGCGGCTCTGGGTATACGAACGGCAAGTACTACGGCGTCCCGCTCACGGGCGGCACTGGCCAAGGGGCTGTGGCTGACATTGTCGTTACTGGCGGTGCAGTAGACGAGATATTCATTAAGAACTCCGGTTGTCTGTACACGGTCGCCGACAGCCTATCTGCCGACGCTACTTACCTTGGCGGCACGGCTACGGTTGACTTCAGTGTCCCGATCACCCAGGTCAACAACGCCCAGGGAACCTCTTGGCTTGGCGACAACTTTGACACTGTGCTGCTGTACGGATGTCTGGTTGAGGCGTACACCTTCATGAAGGGTGAGGCTGACATCATTGCCCTGTACGACGGCAAGTACAAGGAAGCCATGGCACTGGCCCAGCGTCTGGGCGATGGTCTGGAGCGTAGCGACGCATACCGCAGTGGCCAGGCGCGTGTTGCGCCGCTACCGCAGAATAACGGGGTGCGTTGATGGCCTTCACGGGGAATTACACCTGCAACACCTTCAAGATTGGCTTGATGAACGGCACGTTCGACTTTACGACGGACACGTTCAAGATTGCACTGTATACAAACACAGCTACGCTCAATGCCGACACTACCGCGTACACGTCAACCGGTGAGTCCTCGGGAGGCAACTATGCTGCTGGCGGTTTGGCTTTGACAGTGACGCAGGTGCCGACGATTGGTAACCAGACCGGGCAAAACGCTGTGGTCTACATCTCGTTTGCCGACGCCTCTTGGACTGGCGCCATCACGGCTCGTGGTGCGTTGATCTACAAAAACGGCGGTGGCAACCCGGCAGTTTGCGTGTTGGACTTTGGCTCGACCAAGACTTCGGCCAACACGTTTGAGGTGCAGTTCCCAACGCCGGGTAGCACGACTTCAATTATTCGCCTGGTATAAAGGAGAAGACATGGCTCTAGTAACTACGACCAAAGGTTTGATGGAAGAAAACTTGCTTGAAAAGCGTGAGGGTTCCATCGATAATGACAACGAGTACACGCGCTGGATTGAGTTCTGGTTAGACGGTGAGTTGGTGCATCGCTCGGTGCATGTCGAATTGAAGAAAAACGTGCTGGCCGACGGAATGGCCGCAATGCTCGGTTGAAAGGACTGAAAAATGGCAAACACCCAGGCAATGTGCACTTCGTTCAAAACGGAGTTGATGACCGCAACGCACAATTTTGGCACCGCTCCTACTCGCGGTACCGGTACGGCTGACACTTTCTACGCTGCTCTTTACGAGGCCACGGCTACGTTGGGCGCGGGCACCACGGCTTATACCACTTCCGGTGAAGTTACTGGCGCAGGCTACTCGGCTGGCGGCATCGCTGTTACCAACGCTACGGCCCCAACATCCACCGGCACCACGGCTTACTGGACGCCTTCGAGCAGCTTGATGTACACCGGCGTAACGTTGACCACACCTTTTGACACTGTTCTGATCTACAACCAGACCCAGAGCAACAAGGCTGTGAGCGTTCATACCTTCGGCTCGCAGACGATTACGGCTGGCACGTTTATTTTGACGATGCCCGCCAATACGAATACGACCGCCCTGCTGCGCCTGGCGTAAGCCGTCCCCGGTTTAGGGGAGGGTCATGCTTGGTATAGCCCCATTTGCAGCAGCGCCGTTTGCATCTCTTGCAGGCGAAACTGTCTCTGTTGCAATCACCGGAGTTACAGCTACTGGGGCTGTAGGTTCTGTTGCGTTCTCGGCGTCTGCTGAGCTAACTGGGGTTTCTTCCACAACGGCGGTTGGCACTGCCGTATACACAATATCTTGGCCAATTACTGGGGTTGAGGCTACAGGCGCGGTTGGCGACATTGCTCCTGCCCGAGAGCTTACAGGTGTTGCGGCTACCGGTGCAACAGGCACTATTGCTATTGGGCAGCGCACCTTTGCGCTAACAGGCGTTTTGGGTACAGGCAACGTCACCCAAACTTTCCCCGAGTTTTCAATTGCGATTCAAGGTGTTGAGGCAACCGGCCAGGTTGGGGATGTATCTCACACAAAGTCTGTCGCCCTAACGGGTGTTGTTTCAAGCGGATCAGCGGGCACTGTAGCGCCTGAGCGCCAGACTGCACTTTCTGGGAATGCAGCGTCCGGTTTGGTGTCTGGCGCAACGCCTAGCACTACGGTTGCTTTGACTGGTATGTCGGCCACGGGCAGTGTCGGGACGGTTACGTACATCGTCCCTGTTGTTGTTCAGCTTAATACCGAAGACTGTCTTGGCTGGGGTCTGGGTCCGTGGGGCGGCGACACCTCCAGCGGTGGCTACTACGACATTGCATGGGGCGGCTGTCAAAACCATAACCCGTCGGTTGCATACGGTGAGGTTGGGAATGTTGTTGGGATTAAGTCGTTCCCGCTTACCGGGGTTTTTGCTACCGGTTCTGTTGGGGATGTCGCTCCCACCACGACAAACGCACTAACCGGTGTTGAGTCCACGGGGCAGGTGGGTACGCTTGCCCCAGTCATAACAATTCCCATTACTGGCGTGCAGGCGACCGGGTCTGTCGGTACGATGGGTGTCATCCACATCAACGCCTTGACCGGGGTGCAGGCGGTGGGTATAGTGGGTGATGTTTGCCCCCGTAACTGGACGATAATTGACACCACCCAGAATGCAAGCTGGGCAGTGATTCAGTCCGCACAAGCGTCCAGTTGGCAGGCTATCCAAAACAGCCAAGATGCCGAGTGGGATCTTGTTGTGACAGAGAAGTGTTGAGGATAAACGATGGCTTTAGTTCTAAAAGACCGAGTCCAAGAAACGACCACGACAACGGGTACAAGCGACTTTACCCTTGGCGGAGCTGTCCTCTCCTACCAGGCTTTTTCTGCCATCGGCAACACTAACACCACCTACTACACTGCGTTTGACTCCACCACTGGGGACTGGGAAGTAGGTATTGGTACTTACTCGACGACAGGCCCAACGCTTACCCGCGACACGATTCTGGCTTCCAGCGCTGGGGGAGCAAAAATATCTTTCTCTTCTGGGGTAAAGAACGTATTCTCCACGTACCCGGCTGAGCGTTCGGTTAATCTGAACTCTGCTGGCACATACATCACCCCGTCTGCATTTGACACGGTGACGGCTAACACGGCCACATTGACTGCGGGCACGATCAGCACAACGCCGTCAAACAACACGGATATTGCAAACAAGCAATATGTGGACACGACGATTTCGTCCGGGATCACCTACCACGCGCCGGTTAAATACGAGGTTCCTAACACTACGGGAAACCTGAACGCTACGTATAACCAGCCGGGTGGCCCAGGAGTTGGTGTTGGTGCTACGCTGACTAATGCAGGGACAAAAGCCGCGTTTGCTCCTGATGGCCCGACAGCCTCAATCGGGGATCGCATACTGGTTTATAGCCAAACAAACGGTTTTGAGAACGGTGTGTACACGGTTACCACCGTCGGAACTCCTGACCCCGGCGGCACAAACTGGGTGCTGACACGCGCCACTGATGCAGATACTTACGCCATCAAGAGCCCCAACGGTCTTGGCTTGGGCGATGCGTTCTTTGTTACATCAGGCAATACGGGTGCTGGTGAGACGTACGTCTGTAACACTGTTGGTGTGATTACGTTTGGAACCACGTCGATTGACTTTGTTCAAATCTCCAGCGCTCAGGTGTACAGCGCGGGCACTGGACTGAGCCTCAGCCCGGCAACTACTTTCAATATTGCCAATACTGGTGTTACGGCTGCAACGTATGGCGCAGCGGGCACTGTCCCGGTGTTTGCCGTGAACGCGCAGGGCCAAATAACCAGCGTAACAGACACCGCAATTGCTATCTCCGCAGGGGCTGTTTCTGGTCTTGCAGCATCCGCCACAACGGATACTACTAACGCGTCTAACATTTCTTCTGGTACTTTGCCAAGCGCTCGTATTTCTGGTTCGTATACCGGGATCACGGGTGTTGGAACACTTACGGCGGGATCTCTGGGTTCTGGATTTACCACGGTAGTTGCCGCACGCGGCGGCACAGGGCAGTCGTCCTACACTATTGGCGACATCCTATACGCCTCAACCACAACAGCTTTATCTAAGCTGGCCGACGTAGCCACAGGTAATGCGTTAATTTCTGGTGGCGTGGGCGTTGCCCCGTCGTATGGCAAAATAGGTTTAACGACCCATGTTTCAGGTACCCTTCCCATTTCAAACGGCGGCACGGGGACAACGTCTACTCAGTTCGTAAACCTGACTACTAACGTTACCGGTAACTTGCCTGTTACCAATCTTGGTAGTGGCACCGGCGCTTCTGTGTCTACGTTCTGGCGCGGGGATGGCACTTGGGCTGCTGGTGTTTCTGGTCCTACTGGGCCTACAGGCCCGACAGGCCCTACCGGACCCACAGGTTCTCCCGGGCCGACCGGCAGTCCTGGCCCCACGGGTTCTCCCGGTCCTACCGGCCCCACTGGCCCCACTGGCCCCACAGGGCTTGGCTACGCCGGATTGACTTCCACGTCTTCCGTTGCAATTGCTACGGGCTCCAAGACGTTTACTGTTAACCAAGCCCAAGGCACAAACGCTTTTGTTGTTGGTCAGTACATCCGTGTATTTAATACGGCCACACCTGCCAACTTTATGGCGGGCACAATCACGGCGTATTCCAGCACAACGCTCACTGTTAGCGTAGACTATATTGGCGGTTCGGGCACTTTCTCCGCATGGACTATTACCGATACTGGATCCCAAGGCGCTACGGGCCCCACTGGCCCAACCGGACCTACAGGGGCCCCGGGCCCTACCGGGCCTACCGGCCCCACGGGTCCCACAGGCTCTCCTGGCCCCACAGGTGCTCCTGGCCCCACAGGTCCTACCGGCCCCACAGGTCCTACCGGCCCCACCGGTCCTTCTACGGCTATTAACGCAACGGCTAGTACGGGCGCCACAGTTCAATATGTAGTTGGTGTGGCGGCTGCTGGGTCTAACCAAACGCCTATTGTCTCGACCACATCAGCGGTAACTTTTACCCCCAGTACCGGAGCGTTGACGGCAGTTTCCCATGTGTCCAGCTCCGATGAGCGGTTGAAAACCAACTGGCGCGCTCTGCCTCCTGACTTCTTGGCGCTGCTGGCTCAGGTAAAACACGGTGTTTTTGACCGTATTGATAGTGGAAATACGCAGGTTGGTGTTAGCGCACAGTCCTTGCAGTCCGTGTTGGCGCAGTCGGTTGTTCCTGGAGACAAGGGCTATCTGACGGTAGACTACGGCCCAGCAGCGTTGGTCGCTTGTATTCAGCTGGCCCAGCGTGTTCTTGACCTTGAGAAAAAACTGGAAGAACGTAATTGAGTCACCTCCCAATCTGGTACATGGGCTCCGTGCCCGAGGACATCTGCGACAAGGCGGTGGAGGACTTTTCCTCCTTGCCGAGCAAAGACGCCACCATGGGGGCTGACGGCGAGACTCGGGACAACGTCCACCGCAATACTACCGTTCGGTTTGCTGGCCCCAACCATTGGTTTGATAACTATCTAGTCCAGACAGCTTTTGCCGGTAATCAGGCTTGCCGGTGGGAATTCCACGTCACGGACAACGAGAACATCCAGTTTGCCGAGTATGGGCCGGAGCAGCACTACCACTGGCATGTAGACGTTTTTCCCCTATCTGGTCTGCCCTTGGACCGGAAGATGACGGTGGTCTGTTTGCTGAACGATCCTGCCGAATTCACTGGCGGAGAGTTCCAGATTCGGCTATATTCCGAGTACACCGCACCGCTGGTCAAGGGGTCAGTGATTGCGTTTCCATCGTTTTTGGAGCATCGTGTGGTGCCGGTTACGTCAGGAGTGCGTAAGTCGGCAACAATGTGGCTGCGAGGCCCTCGTTTTCGATAAGGACACAACATGTCTACTTACTCTCCTGATCTACGGATCGAGCTTATACCCAACGGTGGTCAGCCCGGGCAGTGGGGCACCACCACCAACGATACCCTGGCTTATGTAATTGACCCGGCAATCTCGGGGTTTCAAACGGTGTCCGTTACTTCAGCCAACCAAGCGCTTACCTACGTCAGTGGGTCTACATCCACGGCGTCAGCCAACCAGGCCATCTACGCTTCGCTGGCTTTCACGACCGGTCTTGGAACCTCGTTCAGCATTTACGCTCCGCCCAACCCCAAGCAGTACGTCATCTGGAACGACAGCTCCCAGAGCATGACAATTTACAACAGCTCGGTCATTGGCAACACCACCCCGGCAGGTACAGGCGTCACGATCCCGGCAGGCAAGAAGTATTACGTGTTCAGCAACGGCACTAACTTCTATACGTTGGAGACCGTACCTAGCTTTACTGGTATTGTGTATAGCAACGGTTCTGCATTATCTGCGGCTACAGGCTCAGAAATGGTAACCGCCATCGGTTCAACAGCCGTGACTAATGCAACAAACGCAACAAAACTTGCCACAACCAACTTTAGCGTAGAAGAGTCTGGTGGTAACCTGGTATTCAAGTACGGGGCAACAACTATTGCCTCAATTACTTCTGCTGGCGTATTCACAACCCTCAGTG